TTGGCTGATGCTTCTAGCGATGCTCATCGGCCTGATGTGGTTTCTTCACCCGAATAGCTAAGGAGAGAGCCGTGCCCAACATCATCGTCGAACTCCGCGCGGAAATGACGCGCGTGCGCCAGATCCTCGGAAGGCTCGATCCGCAGCAGCGGGTCTACGCTTCGAATTGCGTCCGTTTCGCCGAGGAAAATATCTGTCTGAACTCGCTCGAGGGAATGCAGGAATCGCTCTCCGATCTCCGAGCGATCCGCATTCAGCCTCAGGACGCCGCCTGATGGAACCGAAACAGATGCTCCGAAACCACCTGCTCGCCGCGACCATGCGCAACAGGTGGGAAACGCTGACCGAAATGGTTCGCGCGCTCACGAAGGAAACCGGCGCGCGTTTCTCACGGGCGGACGTCGCGACCTGGCTCAGGCAGCTTGCCGAGGACGGAGTTCACAGGCTCGCTTATCAAACGCGCCTGCCAAGCGGTCACATGGAATACCGGCTTTTCGTGCGGGAGGAAAAAGTAGGGCGGGTTCCTCAATCGGGGAGGCGTGCGATTCCGTTGCCATTGAAGGGCGACCGGAAGGTTTGATTCAGCGGAGGCGTCTCTGCGCCTCGCGCCGACGCCTCCTAGCCGTGAAGCAGGTTAACCATACGGGTATGGTATCGCGGAGGGCATCATTCCGGCAAAGCAAAAAATCTCGTCGTTTCCGTTCCCGTGGCAGGAACCGAAGCACGGCGATCTCTACCTGATGCAATGCGTTACGGAGTCGCAGGTTCAGGCGCAGATCCTCGAGCTGCTCGCGGCGTACCGCGTCGACGCCGTGCCGATCGATGCGGGCGGTCGCCGGCAGCGCGGGCGAATGATGGTGGCTGCGAAATCTTGGGGATTGGACATCGGCCGAGTGATCAACGTGAAAACCGGCGGCGCAATTCCGAAAGGCTTCGCCGACCTCGAGGCGACGCTCGCGCCTAAAGGCCGGTCGCTCTACATCGAGGTCAAGGCGCCGCGCTGGATCAATGCCGACGGATCTCTCGTTCGCCAAGCCGGAAAGCCGTCGGACGAGCAGCTCGCATTTCTGATGTCGAAGCACGTTCGCGGCGCGCTGGTCATGGTCGCCTGGTCATCGATGGAGGTCGCCGCGCACCTGGCCGAGGCGCTCCTGGAAAACAAGAAGGCTCTGCATTGAGAGGCGGTTCGAATGTCGAAGTTTCGTTACGTCGCCATCGCTCCTGGGCGCGCGGACGGCAAACACGTAGACGGAATGGGGAAGGCAGTCTTCCTTCACGACTTCCTCATCGATCACCAAACCGACGAAGCCGGCCGCGTTCAGTACGGCAGGCTCATCACCTACGCCTGGATCCGCGAGCGGTTCAAAAATCCGCCTCCGCTTCGAACGCTGCAGCGATGGATGGCTCGGCTCCGCGACGCCGGTTACATCGATTGCACGGCGGTCAGCTCTCAGCACGGCATGCGCGTCCGCGTTCTGAACCAGAAAAAGTGGCCGGCAAAGCCGATGCAGGGTTCGCTTTTCTCGCCCGAACCGCGGCAAATCAGCAGTGGAAAGGTCTGTGAGAAACCTGTGAAAAAGCCATCGAGTCCTGGTACTACCCTCCCGCCAAAAGTGGCGGCAGCCTCCCGCCAAAAGTGGCGGTCGTATTCCTTAGGAGAAGAAAAGAACGAAGAAACAATCAAGAGCGCGGTCCGGGAGATCTCACAGTCGCACTCTGTGGAAAACCCTCGGATGTCGGAGGCGGAAATCGAAAAGCGCCGGCAGTTCCTCCTGGATCAGGCTGACCAGCTCAAGCGGAAGTTCAAAATCTCCTGATAGGTGAAAAGCAAATGCCAATTCCAAACCGACGCGACGACCTGCAGTCTTTCGGCTACTCCTATTCGAACACCGCGCGCTGCGGATCCGGAGTTCCAGGCAAGGGATGCAACGCCGTAATCGAATGGTGGCTCACTCCCAGCGGCAAAAAGATGCCGTTCACGATCACCATGTCGGGCGAAAACGAAGTCCTGGAGCCGCACTGGTCGAGCTGTCCGAAAGCCGATTCTTTCAGGAGGAAAAAGTGAAAATCGACGCGAAGGTCGATGTGGAATCAGTCGTGAAGCTCACCGCGGCCGTTTTGCGCCAGCTGCCGTTCGCCACGAACAACGCGCTCACTAGAACCGCGAAGGAAGCGGTCGACGCTGGTCGAAAAGAGCTGCAGCGCGACGTCACCGTCAGAAAGCAGTTCATCGTGAACAGGATCCGCATTTTGCAGTATTCCAAAGTCGGAAATCTGACCGCGATCGTCGGCCTTGACGCGAAGGTTCAAGGAACGCCGTTGCTGCTCGGTTTCCTCGAAGAAGGCGGCGAAAAAACGTCATCGAGCGGCGTCGGAATCGCGATCCCGCTCACTGGCGAAGCTGCTAGGCCGACGTTTCAGCAATCCGTGCCGACCGGATTTCGCTATAAGAATCTGAAGTTCATCGGCAGGGAAGGCAAAAAGAAAACCTACATCGTTCCGGACGTCGGCGTGTTCCAGCGCATCGCGCCCGGCGACTCACCTGATGCGACCGTTCTCATCTACTCGTTCAAGCCGTCCGCTCCGTTGCCAATCCACACCCACATCCGTGAGGCGATGATCGCAGTCATCCGCGAACGGTTCGGAGCAATTTTCAACGACGAGTTCACAAAGGAAGTGCTTCACAAGGCGGGATCGCTGTGAGCGGCGCTGAGAAGATTCACCTAATGGGAAAGGACGACCGTGGCAACGATCTCTATGCGTTTCACTGTCCGGGCTGCGAGCACGGGCATCACGTCTCTGTGCCGATGTGGACCTGGAACGGGTCGTTGACTCTGCCGACGTTCACACCGTCCCTTCTTGTCAACGCACACGATCCTGCCTTCCGCTGCCATTCGTTCGTCAAGGACGGCCGGATCCAGTTCCTCGGCGACTGCCATCACTCGCTCGCTGGGCAGACCGTTGATCTGCCGGACTGGGAGTAGTGGACTTGCGGGGTTCGCTGGTGGGCCGCGCTCTGGGCGCGCCTACGAATGGGTCCTCCCCGGGCCCGGTGCCGGCCGCGGGTGACGGCGAGCGCGATTTATTTCTTGGGACTGAAATTTTCTGACGGACTTTGTTTTTCTTTTTCGTTTGGGAGGATTCGTGGCTGCAGAGATGAAAGTTTCCTCATGGTCGGTCGACGAAGTGATTCCCTACAAAGGGAACCCAAGAAAAAATGAGGCGGCCGTCGAGAAAGTAGCGGCGTCGATCAAGGAGTTCGGATTCCGCGTGCCGATCATCGTCGACAAGGACGGCGTGATCATCGCTGGCCACACCAGGCTGCTCGCCGCGCTGCGTCTCGGCATGAAGGAGGTCCCGGTCCACGTCGCCAAAGGTCTCACTCCCGCGCAGGTGAAGGCGTTTCGCCTGGCCGATAACAGATCCGGGCAGGAGGCCGAGTGGGACGAGGAACTCCTGAAGCTCGAGCTGGGCGACCTCTCCAAGATGGGCTTCGATCTCGCGGCCACGGGATTCGACGCGGACGAGATCTCCGCGTTCCTATCGATCGGCGACGGCGGTTTGCTCGAGGGCATCGACGAGGACGCGGTACCGGCGGCGCCGGAGAAACCGGCCGCCTTCCCAGGCGAGGTGATCACGCTCGGCAAGCACCGAGTCATTTGCGGCGACTCGACCGACCCGTTCGTCATCGAGAAACTTTTCGCCGGCGCGCGGGCCGACGCCGTTTTTACCGACCCTCCCTACAACGTGAACTACGAAGGCTCCGCCGGCAAAATTCAGAACGACGACATGGAGGACCTGAAGTTCAGAAAGTTTTTGCTCCGCGCGTACGCCGTGATGTTCCGCATGCTGAAGGACGGCGGAGCGATCTACGTTTGCCACGCTGACACCGAGGGATTGAATTTTCGGAGCGCGTTTCAGGAGACCGGTTTCAAGCTGGCCGGCTGCCTCGTCTGGGCCAAGGATGCGCTGGTCCTCGGCCGCTCAGATTACCAGTGGCAGCACGAGCCGATTCTCTACGGCTGGAAGCCGACCGGCTCGCATCGCTGGTACGGCGATCGCAAGTCCACGACCATTTCGGAATTCATGCTGGAGGCGCCTCTCACGCAGATCGAGCCGAACCTCTACCGGCTTCGCCTGGGCGACCAGTGGTTTGAAATCCGCGGCGAGAAGATCTCCGTCAAGGAAATCTCCACCACAGTCCTGAAGGTCCCGCGGCCGAAGCGCAACGAGGAACACCCCACCATGAAGCCCGTGCAGCTCATCGACAAGCTGCTCAAAAATTCCACGAAGAAGGGCGACGTGGTGTTCGACTCGTTCGGGGGATCGGGCTCGACGCTCATCTCCTGCGAGAAGCTCGGCCGCACGGCGTACCTGTGCGAGCTGGAACCGAAGTTCTGCGATGTGATTGCTCTCCGCTGGGAACAGGCCACGGGGAAGAAAGCCAAGAGGGAATCCCGCCAATGAGAAAAATCCGCCTTGCGATAAGCGATGGAGGCCACGTCGCCGACGTCAGCGTACCGGAGTTTTTGAAGATGCCCGAGGTCGTGATCTGGGGCGATCGGTTCTTCGGGTTCCACGAGATGCTCCCTGAGCCCGAGGACGAATGCGTCGCAGAGTACCGCGAGGTGTTCGCCTATTTCATCATCCCGGAGGTGAAAGAGTGACTCTCCTCTTCGCCGAGTCCGGCGCGCAGCTCGTTCGCGAATTCCGGATCAAAATCTTCCGTCCCGGCAACGAGACGGCCAAGGTGCTGAAGATGCGCGCGCCAGGCGGTCACGGCTACAGCGAGAAAGACATCGACGCGATCCTCGAGCTGACCGCCGACAAAATCGAAAAGGATTTTCCCGGCCACGAGTACGCGCTCGTTCCCGTGAGCCCCGTGCAATTCAACTTCGTGCATCGAGGCGAGCGTGCCTCTAGCTGATGTTGGCCGCGTCGCGCAGGCCCTGAACCTCACCGAGCAGCGGGTCCAGCAGCTCGTCAAGGAGGGCATGCCCAGGGAATCGCGGGGGCAGTACGACGCCGTGAAGTGCATGCTCTGGTACATCCGGTACCTGCAGGCGGCGCTCGAAAAGAAATCGGTGCCGGTAGGCGACGGGCAATATGCCGGCGAGCGCGAGGAGCGAATTCGATTGCTCCGCGCGGACGCCGACCTCAAGGAGATGGAGCTCGCCAAAGAGCGCGGCCAGGTCGTGGCGATCCAGGACGTCGAGAAGGAAATGACCGACATGGTCCTCACGTTCAAAGCGCGAATCATGGCCGTCGCTCCGCGGCTCGCGCCCGAAATTCTCGGCGAAACTTCGCGCGTCATGGCGCACGCGAAGATCGAGAAGGCGCTGAAGGAAGCGCTGCTCGTCCTGTCCAAGTGGGAAGACAAAAAGCGCGGAAAGGCTTAGATGTCGGAGATCGTGACGTACGAATCCGGAGCGGTGAATTTCCAGGCGATGCTCGTTCGCGTCCGCCTGCACTGCGAGCCTCCGCCTGACCTCACCGTCTCCGAGTGGGCGGTCAACAATCGCGTGCTGCCCAAGGGAACGACCTCGCGCCCGGGCCCGTTCAGGCCCGAGAAATTCCAGATCGAAATGATGGACTGCATACTCGACCCGGACGTCCACGAGGTCGCCATCATGAAATCCACGCAGGTGGGCTACTCGGATGCGATCCTGAACAACGTCATCGGCTACTTCGTGGACTCGGATCCCAAGCCGATCATGATGGTGCAGCCGACCATCGATAACGCCAAGGACTACGGGAAGAAGCGAATCACTCCCATGATCGAGGCGTGCGCTGCGCTGCGCTCGAAAATCCGGCCGCCGACCTCGAGGCGTGCGGGGAACACGCTCGCACTGAAAGAATTCCCGGGCGGGTTCCTGAAACTGACGGGAGCCAACTCCGGCGCCGGGCTTCGTTCGGATCCCGTTCCCATCGTGCTGTTCGACGAGATCGACGGCTACCCGCTCGACGTTGAAGGCGAGGGAGACCCGGTCGCCATCGGCACGCGCCGCACGGACGCCTTCGCCGATTACAAAATCGTGAAGGGCTCGACGCCGGCAAAGCCTAAGGGCATCTCGCCCATCGAGCGCGACTTCCTCCGCAGCGACATGCGGCGCTTCCACGTCCCGTGTCCCTTTTGCGGAGCGATGCAGGTGCTTTGGTGGAGGGACCCGCAGACCAAGGAGTATCGCCTCTACTATGAAACGAACGAGGACCGCCAGGTCAATCCCGCTAGCGTCGCGTTCATTTGTGCCGGCTGCAAGGCGAAAATCCCCGAGCGCTACAAACAGCAAATGCTGAACGCCGGGCAGTGGGTCGCCGAAATGCCCGGGCGACCGATCGCGGGGTTTCACATCAACGCGCTCTATTCGCCGTGGCGCGAGAACTGGTTTGCTCTCGCGCAGGAGTGGCACGAAGCCAACCACGAGAAAAACGCCGAGAAGCTGAAGGCGTTCATCAACCTCCGACTCGGCGAGACCTGGGAGGAAGATGGCGACGCAATCGAGGCGGTGACGCTGAAGTCTCGGCTCGAGGAGTACTCCGCGGAAGTTCCGGATGGCGTGGGGATCCTCACGGCGAGCGTCGACGTGCAGGGCGATCGCCTGGAGGCGGTCGTGAAGGGCTGGGGCGAGAAGGAGGAATCGTGGCTCATCGCCTACCAGCAGTTCTGGGGCGATCCGGGGCAAGAGCAGGTCTGGTCGGAGCTGGACTCGTTTCTTCTGGGGAGCTGGGAGCACGGCTCCGGCCGGCAGGTAAAAGTGTCATCGACCATGATCGACTCCGGCGGCTCGCACACCGATTCGGTCTACCGTTTTGTGCGCGCGCGCCAAGGCCGGAGAATCTTCGCGCTAAAAGGTTCGAGCGAGTCGGGGAAGGAAATCCTCGGCAAGTTCTCGACGAACAATCAGCTCCGCGTGCGGCTCTTTACGATCGGCACGGACACGGCGAAGGACCGCATCTTCGCTCGCCTGAAAATTCCGGCCGCCGGTCCGGGCTTCATGCACCTGCCCGATTTCATCGAGGAGGAGTACCTCGCGCAGCTCACGGCCGAGAAAGCCGTCAGGCGTTATAAGCGCGGGCGCGGCACGGTCCGCGAGTACGTGAAGATCCGGGCGCGCAACGAGGCGCTCGACCTGGAGGTCTACGCGCTGGCCGCTCTTTACGTTATGGGGCAGGCTACGCTTCGCAAGCTGGGGGAACTGGCCGAGGCGCTCAAAGTCCCGCCTGGGCCTGGCGACGGTGGCAACACGGGGGGTTCTGGGGGCGATCCTGGACCGCAGAGGGGGCCTGCAGGCGGGGGTAGGCGGTCCAATTGGGTGCAGGGATGGTAGCCGGAAGCCATTCGGTGCCTGTTCGCCTGTCCCTATTATCGAATGGTACTTTAGTGCTATGGTACACACCGTCCGGTAATGGGAAACTGGGGCTGTCAACAAAGCGGGGCCTGCAGGCGGTGCGAACGCCGACAAGCCCCTAACCGACAAAGTGAGGTCAGTCACCATGTCAGCTAACGAAACGGTACTCGAAACCGAACGCCAGGAGAAGAAGCAAGAATTCAGGAAGATGCTCGACCGCCGCTCGGCCGTTCGCTGCAATTGCGGTCACACGCACGTGGCTCACCTCGATGGCCTGACGTGCCTTCTCTGCCGCGAGCAAGCCGACCTCAAAAATGACGGTCGTGCTCCCGCCTCATCGTATTGCCTGGAATTCGTTCCTGCTCCAGACCGTCGCCAGCAAGGGCGGGTATAATCGTGTGGTTTCCGGTCGTGGTTTTAATTCTCTCTTTCGCCGCGCTCGTCAAGCTCTCAGTCGGGGCGGTCCGGGCCTACCGCTCGCCTGATTACAGGCGCGAGGCCGAACAGCTGAGGGAACAAAAGATTCGCCGTGAAGCAGCCAGGAGGAAGCCGTGCTGAAGATGCTTGGAATCGGTTTCGGAATTCTCACCGCCGCGCTCATCGCGTTCAGTTTCTTCGGCGACAGCCATCCTCAGCAGTCGGCGAGCGCGGTGAAGCCGATTGATCGCGCCTTCGCATCCTGCAAGGAGTGGACTCGGTCGAACAGCAAACTTCCTGTGGGAGAATTCGTCTGGGTCGAAGAAATCAAGGGCGCGAAGGTTCCCCAGAACCATCACATGCTGGAGTACGACTACCGCGCGAAGGACTCCGGGGTCCTGATGCAAACGCGCTGCGAATACCTCGAGGACGGAAGCGTCGTGTCCGCTCACTCATCCCTGAAGTGATGCGCGAGGTTTCGAGTTTCGCTCATTAGAGCGAGATTCTAATTCCGACCGCTCGGCAAACACTTTAGATTCAGGCGCAGTGCCTCCGATCATCCCCGACTCGGTGCCTTCGCATTTCCCTGCCGGAACGACTGTCCGTTTTACCCGCTCCCTTGATGATTACAGTTCGGCCGATGGCTGGACTTACACCATCTACCTGAACGGTCTCACCCAAAAATTCAATAAGGCCGCGTCCGTTCAGAACGACGGCCAGTTCCTCATCGAGCTACTCCCCACGGACACCGAACCTCTCTCGCCTGGTCCCTACCGCTATTGCGAGCGCCTCTCGAATCCTGGGACGCGTTTCGTGCTCACCGGAGTCTCGACCGACGGCACGCACGCGACCTACGCCTATTCGTCCTTCACAGGCCCGGCTCCGTACATCGGCATGCCCGTCACGACGAGCGGATTCTCGAACAGCGGAAACAATGTCTCCGTCGCCTCCGCGATAACCGCGATGGTGGAAGGTCCGAGTGGTACGTTCACGATCGCCAGCACCACGGCGGTCAATGAATCCTCGGCGGCAGCTGGAGCCGGGCCACAGCAAGTCTTCGACATTCGCGGCGACGAGCTGGTCATCAACATCGAGCCCGACGCCGCGAGTTCTCCCGCCGGCACGTTCCAGACGTTCGAGGAAAAGACGCTGGCGGTCCTCGAGGCAGCAATCGCCGGAAATCTTTCGGGCGGGATCCAGAGCTATCAAATCTCCGGGCGCGCGGTGAGCAAGTACCAGATGGCGGAGCTCATGAAGCTGCGCGGCATGTTCCGTGCCGCGGTGTGGCGCCAGCAGAATCCCGGCAAGCTCGGCAAGCCCTACGAGGCCACGTTCACGACCGAGCAGGAAACGCCGTATCCGCCGACCTGGGTCGACGTCACGGGGATTGACCGATGAAACTCCCGCGCGCCATCCAGCGAATCGTGAATTTCGTCACCGGCAAGCGCAATCTCACCGTCTTCAACGGCGCATCCGGTTCGCGGCTCACAAACGACTGGGTCGTTTCCATCCTCTCGCCCGATCAGGAAATCAAGTCCAACATGCGGATCCTCCGCGCGCGCGCGCGTGAGCTGTCCCGCAACAATCCGATCGCCAAGAGCTACCTGAAGCTCCTGCTCGCGAACGTCCTCGGCGAGAAAGGCGTCGGCTACCAGGCGCAGGTCCGAAACAATAACGACGAGCTGAACAAGCCGTTCAACAAAAAAATCGAGACCGCCTGGCGCGAATGGTCGAAAAAAGGGAACTGCACGGTCGACGGAAAGGTTTCCTTCCGCGCGGTCCAGAACTTGGTGCTCAAGACCGTGGCCACGGACGGCGAGGCCTTCGTCCGCATGGTTCCCGGGTTCAACAACAAATATCGTTTCGCGCTGCAGATGATCGACGCCGACCAGGTCGACCATCTGTTCAGCAGATTCCCGTCGAAGCAGGAGAACGAGATTCGCCTGGGCATCGAGGTCGACGTCTGGGGAAAGCCCGTCGCCTACCACGTGAATCCGAAGCATCCCTCCGACCTCGGCGGGTCGCTTCTGCGCGAACGAATCCCGGCCGAGTACATCCTGCACCTCTACGATCCGGAGCGCGTGAATCAAACGCGCGGCGTCACCTGGTTTCACCCGGTCATGGTTGAGATGCGGATGCTCGGCGGCTACGTCGAAGCTGAGCTGGTCGCCGCGCGCGTCGGCGCCGCGAAGATCGGGTTCCTCGAATACGCGGACGCCTCCGCGTTCGAGGAGCCCAACAAAGACGCGAAGTACCAGATCGAGGCGAATCCCGGCGTGATCGAGCAGCTCCCTCCGGGAATGAAGTTCACGCAGTGGAATCCCGACCATCCGGCCGGCGCGTTCGAGATGTTCGTGAAGGCCATGCTGCGCTTCGTCGCCGGCGCTCTCGGCGTTTCCTACAACGCGCTCGCTGCCGATCTCCAAGGCGTCAACTATTCCTCGATGCGCTCCGGGCTTTTGATCGAGCGCGATCAGTGGAAGATGACGCAGTCGATGATGAAAGAGGATTTCCTGCAGCCGATTTTCGAGAGCTGGATGTCGATGGCGCTGCTCTCCGGGCAGCTCGTTCTCGACTCGCGCGATCCATCGCGCTTCATGGAAGGGAAGTGGGAGGCCCGCGGCTGGCAGTGGGTCGACCCGCTCAAGGACGTGCAGGCTTCGATCCTCTCTGTCGGCGCCGGCTTCAATTCGCGCGACGCCATCATCGCGGAAAGCGGCGGCGACGTTTCGGAGATCTTCGAGCAGCTCGCCGAGGAGAAGGAAATCGCGGAGTCCTTCGGCCTGGAGTTCGACATCTCGGCGACGAAGCCGACCGTGCAGAAAGGTCCACAGGATCCCGTGACCGCGACGGACGAGGAGCCCGATGAGCCACAGGACGAAGTCGAGGCGGACGGGAAAGACAAAAAGTCGGCGGCCGCAGCCGGTAGGAATCTCGTTCCCATGAGGAGGGGCCAATGAATCCGACCGAGCGCGCCAAGGAAAAACTCGGCACAGAACTCCCGATGCTGACGCGGGAGTTTCAAATCTTGGAGATGACTCTAATCGCCAAGCGCGAGAAGAAAGTGCTCACCGCTGCGCAGACCGCCGAGCGGCTCGCAAAAATGGCACGCCGCAATGCGAGGAAAGCCGCCGGCGAAGAGCCCGATCCAGCCGACGACGAAGACGACGACGAGTCTGGCGAAAACTCCGACGACACCGGGAACGAAGGCAAGGAAGCGGCCGGCAAACGCGACGAGGACCGCTTCGACATTTCGATTTCATCCGAGTACCCGGTCGAGCGCTGGTTCGGGAAGGAAATCCTGGATCACTCGGCGGACGCCGTGGATCTCTCGCGCGCCAAGAAGGGTCTCGCGTTCCTCGATTCGCACGATGCCAAGTCCATCGTCGGCGTCGTGGACAAGGTGAAGATCGGCGACGATAAAAAACTTCGCGGTGTGCTCCGTTTCTCACGGAGCGCGCCGGCGCAGCAAATCAAGACGGACATTCAGGACGGCATCCGTCGATTTATTTCTGTCGGCTACCAGGTCAACGAGTACACGCTGGAGAAGTCCTCGAAGGAAGAGGGCGACACCTACCGCGCGACCAAGTGGACACCGATGGAGGCGAGTTCGGTCGGCGTTCCCGCCGATCCGACAGTGGGGCACGATCGCAAGGCCGAGGGCAGGCAGTATCCGGTCCTCGTTCGCAATGCAAATCCGGCTTCCGAGCCGAATCTCAAGGAGGTCACCGTGGAAATAGCAACGCAGGTTACAGACGCACGGACCGCCGCGGCTGAAATCATTCGGCTCGGCAAGGTTCACGGAATCGATCAGGAGCGGGTCGCCGAGGCCGTCACCGCGGGTCAAACCGTCGACGCATTCTCGCGCCTGGTGCTCGACGAGGTCGCCAAGCGCGGCGCGCGACCGATCACGCAACCGCCGGCCGAGGACCAGGAACGGCTCGCGCTCACCGAGAAAGAGCAGAAGGAATACAACCTCGCGCGCGGGATCATGACGGCCGTCACGAACATCGAGGCGGCGTCGAATGGGTCAGCGAACAAGCGCGAGAACTCTTTCGAGATGGAAATCTCGCAGGAGATCGAGAAGAACTGGAAGGGCACGCGGCACGGCGGTTTGTTTGTGCCGTGGAGCCTGCGTCACGCCTGGACGCCGGACCTCGCGAAAGCGTATCCGCACCAGCGGATGTCGCCGAAAATGCAAACGCGCGCCGGTCTCGATTCCGCAACGGCCACGGCCGGTCTCGAACTGAAATTCACCGAACCCGGTGAGTTCATTCAGTTCCTCTACAACCAAATGCGCGTCAAGGAACTCGGCGCGCGCACCATCGCGGGTCTCCGCGATAACGTGTCCTACCCGAAGCAGACCGGGAAAGCGACCGGCTCCTGGGTAGGTGAAAATCCGGGCTCCGACGTCGCCGATTCCGCGCTGACGCTCGGCTCCATCGCCAGCTCGCCTAAGACGTACCAGTCTTCCTCGAGCTATTCCCGCCAATTGCTCGCGCAGGCCGTCGTGGACGTTGACACCCTCGTCCGCGAAGATCTCGGTCGCGATCTCGCGCTCGCGATCGACAGCGTGGCCATCGTCGGCGGCGGTTCAAACCAGCCGACCGGAATCGTGGCCACGTCCGGCGTGCAGTCCTACGTGATGATTTCGGACTCCGGCAACGGCGGCGTTCCGGCGTGGGACGACATCGTCATCATGTCGGAAAAGCTCGAGGACGCGAACGCGGACCAGCTCGGCGATGGCGCCTGGCTGACCACGCCGGGTCTGAAGTCCTCCCTAAAGCGCATCGCGCGTTTGGGGAACACCATCGGTCTGCCGATCTGGGCCGACGACAGCACGGTGGACGGCTACCGCGCGCGATCATCGAACCAGGTCACCAAGAATTCCACGAAGGGTTCGAGCGGCGCGACGCTGCACACGCTCATTCGCGGAATCTTCGAGACGATGGTGATCGGCATGTGGGGCAGCGGGTTCGAGCTGGTCGTGGACCCGTACCGCCTGAAGAAGCAGGGCATGATCGAACTCACGACGTTCATGCTCACCGACGTTGTCCTGAAGTACCCCGTCGCCTTCGTTGTGGCGAAGTACGTAGCGACGACCTAGTTCAAGACCCGCGCTCCGGAGCGGACGATCCGAAGCGCGGCGCGCGGGCGGGATTGGTTCCCGCCCGCCTCCGTCCGAAGAGAGGAGGTCACTTGTCCGAAAGAAAGTCAGTCCCAGAAGGCATGAAACGTATCCGGCTAACCCGGTCCGTGATCATGGCCGGGGAGCACGCGGAGGTCGGAGAAATTCACGATGCCCCGCGCGCGCTCGCGCAGCGACTCATCGGCGAAGGATCCGCCGTCCAGCACCTCGAGGAAGGCGAATCAGCCGAACCGCCGGCGACGGCCGTCAATCGCATGGAGCACGCCACGAACCGCGATCCGCAATCGGTCCGCGTTTCCGGGCAGCCTCCGAAAGTGAAAACCGAGCCCGAGGAAAAGGCGAAGAGCGCCTCCAAGGGTAAGGACAAAGAGTAAATGCCGAGGCCGTCCACAGCCGCTGCGTTCGGTAACGCCGATATCCCCGCGCTCATGGCGGACATGGGTATCGCGGTCACCGTCGGCGGCGTGGGCGGCGTCGGTCTTCTGGACGAGTCCGACGAGATCATCGTCCAGGACGCGCAACGCGGGCAGGTCGTGGTCATGGCCACGACGCTGACCGTTCAGACGTCCGCATTTCCGGCCGTGGCCATCGATGCGGCCGTCGTAATCGGCTCCAAGAATTTCACGGTTCGCGAACGCCTCCGGGTGGGCGATGGCGGGCTGACCAAGCTACTGCTCGGCACTGCCTAGCAGAGACCTTTCGGAGGAGGAAGCTATGTCCAAAACGGCAACTCTCGGACTCGTAAAACCGACGCACGGAATCAACGAGGTCGAAGGGCAGGACCCGAGCGGCGAATCAAACGAGGCGATGAATTTAGACAAGATCGATGTGGCGATCGCGCTCGTTAACACCACGCTCTCCGGACTCGGCGCGAGCGTGGGACCGGGCTCCGTTCCGACCTACGCCGCGGATGGCGCCATCACCCAGAAGCTGGGAACGGTGACTATCTCTAAAGGAAGCGCCGCGGCGATGACGCTCGCTGCTCCTACCTCCGGCACGGACGACGGAAAGCACCTCACGATTTTGTCGACGACCGCGTTCGCGCACGTGGTCACGGGCGCAGCGGGTTTCAACGGGGGAGCGAATCACACCGCGACCTTCGGTGCGGCAGTTGGGAACATGCTCAAGCTCGTCGCGATCGGCGGCGTCTGGTACGAGGAGCCGTCGACCGGAATCACTCTCTCGACGTAGCGGAAAGAGGTCCTCGTTGGCGACACCAACGCCGACGCCTGAGCAAGTACTTGTTCAGACGTCGGAAGCTCTCGCAAAAGCAAAGGCGGCGTACGACGTGGCGGATCTGGCGCTGACGAATGCGTGTAAAGCGTACGCGGTTGCTCTCGCCGCGACGCAAACGTTCGTGCCGGATTACAACGCGCGCTGCAGCCGATAGGGAGAACGAGTGGCGAATTCGATTCGCGAGCAGATCATGACCGCCGTGGTAGCGGCTCTGGCAGGGGGAACGCCGCCGGCGGGACTCACGGTTCACCGCGAACGGACGCGGCCGATCGAGACCGATTCGCTTCCGGCGATCATGGTTTATTCCGAGGACGAGCAGCCGAAGAACCTCGGAAGCCAGACGTACCGCGCGCCGCTCACCGAACGGCAGCTTTCCGTCGGGCTTCAGTGCCGAGCGAAAGGTTCGACGGGAGTCGCTCCGGACGTGGCTCTCGACCCGATCCTCGTCTGGGCGGTCAAAACGATTTCGCAGAACGAGACTTTCGGCGGTCTCGCGAACGGTGTTGAGGAGGACCGAACGGTCTGGAGTTCTCGCGAGGGAGACGATCCTATCGCAGCAGCCACGGTTCACTTCACGATCAAATATCGGACGAGCAGACTCGATCCGACTTCGACGTCTTAGGAGGACACGATGAGCATAGTTTATCCAGTACCTCATGTCCCGATGCTCGGAAAAGGCTCGGTCCTGCTCGATATTTTCGATCCGACAGGGCTTCCGACCGGCTTCCAGCACCTGGGCAACTGCACCAAGTTCGAGCTGGACCTGAAGGACGACATCGCGGAGCTGTACCAGTCGATCAACAAATCTGTCACGTTGATTGCCACGGCGCTGAAAAAACGCCAGCCGAAGGTCACCATCGTCGGGACGGACTTCAATTCCTCCCACGCGGCGATCTTCTCGATGGCGTCTGGCAAGACGACGCTCGCGCAAACGGCGCAGACCATAACGTCGGAAACGCTCATCACCGCGGCGCAGGCGGCCACGGCGATCGGCCGGTTCTTCCGCGCTGTGCAGCTCAACACCGACAATGTCACCACGCCTCCGGTTCTGACCTCGAATTCGGTCACGCTGGTCGCCGGCACGGACTACGTCCTGGTCGATGCGACGAAGAGCCTCTATTACATTCCGGCAGGTTCCTCGATCGCGTCACATGCCGTGACTGTGACCTACCACACGCTCGTCGGGAACTTCGACCAGGTCGCCGGCGCGACGATCCCGTTCGTTCAGGGACACCTGCTTTTCGTCCCGGATCCGGTCGACGGCCAGAAGATCGGCTGCGATATCTGGAAGTGCAATCTCAATCCGAATGGTCAGCTCGGTCTCATCGCGGACGACTACGGGAACTGGACCCTCGACGGGAACATTCTCGATAACACCGCGAACACGCCGAACGCTCCGTTTTATCAGTACACGTTCTTCCAGTAGAGGCGTGGCGCGTCTCTGGAAGCATGCAGACGAGCGGGGAGCGGGCGGATGGAGGGGAGCGCTCCCCGCAGTTTTTCACCTGAGATGACACGGGCGGCTCATCCGACCCGGAGGGCAAATGGAAACTTTGAAACTGGACGGCAGGGAGTTCACCGGCATCAGCCAAACCCTTACCGCCAGCCAGGACGATTACATCCTCGCGCACCTGCGTCTCGCAGGCGCGATGGATATCCTGGCCGACATCGGCGGCAAGAAAAATCCCGAAGAAAAAGCAGAGGCGCTGCTCACCCAGATCCAGCTCTCTGGCAGGAAGCCGTTCGTACTCGCCGGCTGCCTCACCGAGACCGGCAAGAAGTGGACGCGCGTCGAGGCCGACCGCAATGCCGCTCTTTTCGCGGAGATCACGGACGAGAAGGAAAAACTCGCCATGACTCAGGCGATCGTTCAGGTCGTGATCGGTTTTTTTCGGTTAGGGGAACCATCATCGAAGAGTTCCCCGAGATCTTCGTCCCGGAGCGACAAGGGCCGCCGCACCGTGAACGTGGCGCAATAGATCTCGGCGACTTCGCTCCCATCGTGCGCGCGATGGCCGGATTCGATCCGGGACGCTACGCCGAAGTCATGGACTGGCCGCTTCGCGATCTATTCCTCGGATTCATCGAGCGGCTTCGCGACCAGGTCAGGCGGAACTATGAGGTCGAAATGCTCATCTGGGCGACGCTCGCTCCGCACCAGAAGAGGCAGAAGAAACCGCCTGACCTTCCGGCGCTCTTGAGGGGATGATGGCCGACGCTCCCGAAATCAAAGTTAAGCTGACAGCCGAGGATACCGGCGTCGCCGCGGCGATCAAGGAACTCGGCGTACAGCTGAAAAACCTCAAGACGCAAGAGGAAGCCACAGCCTCGAGCGCCATCACGCTCGGTTCCGCGCTGCGCGGCATCGCCTCCGCCGGCGCAGTCCTGGAGTTCGGTCTCATCGGGAAAGCCGCGTTCGATTCCGCCGTCAACATCGGGAAGATGGCCGACAAAACCGGCCTGTCGACCCAAACTCTCAGCGTGTTCCATCACGTCGCCGAGGAGCTGGGCGTCTCGACGGAAACCGTCGACAAGAGCCTGGTCAAAGCCGCGCGCTCGGTCACGCTGTTTGAGCAGGGAAGCAAGGCCGCGTCGCAGGGCTTCGCGCTGCTCGGCATTAAACAGAAGGACTTCATCGGGCTGAACGCGGACCAGAAAGTTCAGCTCGTCACCGAGCGGCTCGGAAATATGGCCAGCGGTCTGCAGAAGACCACGGCCGCGCAACTGATTTTCTCGAAGGGCGGAGCGGACTTCATCCCCATCGCGAACGCCATCGCCGGCGAGGGCTTCGACAAAATCACCGCCTCGGTTTCGAAGCTCGGTCTTCTGCTCACGCGCGACATGACCGATTCCGCGCAGGCGGCGAAGGCATCGATTCAGGAGCTGCAGGACGCGGGCGCCGGCTTCGCGACGCAGTTCGAGGCGGGGATCCTTCCGGCGGTTTCCGACGTCGCCGAGGCGCTCTCGAATTCCCTCACTCAGGGCGGCGTCGATTTTAAGCAGCTCGGTCAGTACGCGGGAGACGTCGTTCGCGGCATCTCTCTCGTTTTTCTCGGTCTCGGCCAGTTCCTCGGAACGATCGCGGCGAGCATCGCTGATTCATTCACCGCTGGATGGCAGCGGATCAAGATCGAGGGCACGTCGTATTTCGAGGCTCTCGGCCAGGCAGCCAGAGGTCATCTCTCGACGGCGTACGACACGCTGAAACAGGGAGCCAGGGAATCTACCGCGATCGCGACCGAGGAAGAAGCTCGCCAGCAGGCCATCTGGAAAACCCTCGGCCAAAGCCTCAAGGAAGATTACGCGAACCTCTTCCCGTCCCCCGAGGAGGAAGCGCGCCGGCAGAAGGAGCGCGTCGCGCGTCTCCGCCCGGAGAAAACGACGGAGGCGCCACAGGTCGCCTTGACGGGTCCGAACGATGCCGCGGAGAAGGCTGGGATCGCGCTCCTGCAGAAACAGCTCGAGGACCAGCTCGCCATTCGGCGCGCGTACGCCAAGCAAACGGAGGAGATCGAGAAGGAGCAGTTCGACCGCGGACTGATCTCGCTCGAGGAATATTTCTCGCGCCGGCGCGCGGCGGTGCTGGCCGACGCAGCCGACGAGGTCGCCATCCTCGAAAAGGAAAAGGCCAACGCGCAGGCCGAGGCCGACAAAGCGGCAGCCGCGGCGAAAGCGGCCGACACTCCGAAGGACAAGGACAAGGAGGACGCGACTCGCCTGCAGTCGCTCGCGAAGGTCGACGAGCTGCAGACCAAAATCGCGGAGGCGCAAATCGCGCGGGATACTAAAACCCACGCGCTGAATATCGAAGAGGCCAAGGCCCAGGACGAGCGTCAGAAAAAGCTGCTCACGTTTCAGAACGAGCTGCTCGTCGCCCAGGGAAAAACCTTCGACGCTCAACGGCAGAAGATCATCGCCGAGGGCGAGGAAATGAAGAAATCGCTCGCGCAGGCGGGCAGGTCCTCGGCCGACGTCGACCAGCTCACGCAAACGCGCCTGCAGACTCTGGCGTTCGAGCAGCAACAAAAATCCGAGCAGGACGCGCTGCAGGAGAACGCCGATAAACGCGACGAGGTCCAGAACAAGGTCAAGACCGGGCAGCTTTTCGAGGCGCAGGGTGAAGAGCAAATCAGGGAAATCGAAAGGGAACGCCTGGCCATTCTTCAGGCCATCGCGAAGCAGCTCGAGGCCCGTGCCGAAACGACCGGCGCGGATTCCGACAAAGCCGCAGCCGCGGCAGCCGCGAAAAACGTCGACGACCAGAACGCGCAGCTCGACATCACCGGGCAGCGCATCGGGCAGTTGAAGGAGACGCTACAGACGTCGCTGACCGGCAGTTTTGCCACGTTTTTTGAAACCGTCGGGCGCGGCACGGAGACGGTCGCTCGTTCGTTCGAGAATCTCGCCGGCAGCGTGGTGCGCTCGCTCGAGCAGATGGCTGCGAAGATGCTCGCGCAGATCATCATCACCAAACTTTTGAAATCCGTTTCGAGCGGCTTCGGATTCGGGGAAGGCGGCGCGGTCGGAGGCGGCGCATCCGTCGGAGCTGCAGGCGGCGGTCTCATCAAGGGCCCGGGCGGTCCACAGGCGGACGCCATTCCCGCGCGGCTCTCGGCCGGCGAGTTCGTCGTGAAGGCGTCAGCCGTCAGCGCTTTCGGCGCGCACAACCTCGAGGCCATCAATCGCGGGATCAAACCGCCGACGCTCGCGAACCTCGCGCTTCCGAAATTCGCCGAGGGCGGACTTGTGGGAGGCGCGTACGGTCCAGGTTCGCCGTCGAGCATCGAGCTCGGAATCGGTCTCGACCAGGGACTGATTCTCCATCACCTGTCGAGCAAGGACGCTGGCCGGATCATCCTGAACCATCTGACGAACAACCCGAAGGCGGCAGGGAAAGCGCTCGGAAGGAGCCAGTCGTGAGCGTACTGATCGGCTCGGCAACGGACTACGGCGATCTCTTAAACCAGCTCGACACGTTCCTCACCGGGACGGGGATGGCGCTGACGCCGTCCTTCGTAGGAACGGGGAACGGCACGATCTCCGCGCTGGGCGGCTCGGCGAGCGTAGTCGAAACGATCACCGTCACATTCACGAGCGCGACGGCGTTCGGCGTCGTGGGATCCGTTTCCGGCTCACTCGGCACGGGCACCGTCGGGACGCCGTTCACGAGCACGAAGACAAACTTCACGATCACCGCGGGAGGAACCGCGTTTGTCGCGACCGATGCCTTCACGTTTGCCACTACGCCGAAGTGGACCTCGCTCAGGCGCACGTCGGGCACGGAGATGATCTGGCAGGCGCCTGGAAACGGCGGGGTCGATCAGATCATCGTCGGCGCCAGCATTTTTTCGAACGTCGGAGCGGATTACTACAACTGGCGGCTCGGAGGTTTCACCGGCTTCGATTCATCGCTCGCGTTCAATGCGCAGCCCGGCTACGTCGGAGGCTTCGGACAGACTGGACCGTCGCCCGTTCTTCCGCTCTGGAATTCGACGATCCCGTTCTGGTTTATCGCCAACGGCCGGCGGGTGATCGTCATCGCGAAGGTCTCGACGGTTTACACGAGCTGCTATCTGGGCTTCATGGCTTCGTACATGGCTCCTGGCACTTTTCCGTATCCGTTGGTCGTGGGAGGAAGCCTCGCGTTTCAATCGAGCGAGCCCGTGGCAACGAGCACCAACTGGCGATGGAGCTACACTGGCGCTGAGATGGCAGCGTTCCCGATCGGCCGGACGGCGGCGTTCACTGGCGATACCGAGAGCGTGATTCGGCTTCGACTTGTCGGGGGAACGTGGCGCGGATTCGCTTCGAGCAACTCGCAGGTGGGGCCAGCCGGCGCAATCTGGCCGTACGGATGGTGCACTCCGACGAATTGGGACTGGAGGCCGGACCTCGACGGCGGCTATTCCTTGCTGCCTGTAGTGCTTTGCGACGAAACGCCGAACGTGTACGGAGAGCTCGAGGGAGTGAAAGCGCTAACCGGATTTTCGCAGTCGGTCGAAAACACGGTCACCGTGAACAACATCCAGCATCTCGTTGTGCAGAACGTCTTCCGCAACACGAAGTCGGATTTCTTCGCTGTCCGACTGAGCTGAGGAGAAGCGATGGCGTACCAAAATGGAAGCGCGACGAATTCGACCGATCTCCTGCAGCAGCTCGTCACGTTCCTCGTCGCGAACGGATGGACGCAGGACATGAGCCAGGCCGAGGGGCTTGGCTGGCGCGCGCACCTGCACAAGAGCGGAAACTACGTCCATCTCCGCGCGCGCGAAAACGAAGCTGCGTTTCAGCAGAACGTCGGCAGCTCGAGCTACGGCGTCGACATTTACACGGGCACAGGGTTCTCGTCCGGCCAGCCGTGGAATAACCAAACGACGGGCGCGCCGATCGGATACCTCTTCAGTTATCCCGTGGGATCGAGCGCGTACACCTCGGTCGGTCCTTTCGCGAACTACTATTTCATGAGCGATTCGACGTCGGACAACGTCGTGGTGGTGATCGCGGTCACGCCTGGTTTCTTCACCTATTTCGGATGGGGGCTCTCGCTCATCAAGGCCGGCAGCTACACCGGAGGCCCTTATTTCTTTGGGTCCTCGAATGGATGGCGGAGCACGTCTGGTGCTCCTGGAGCGAATCGCCCAGGCTACACGACGACGGCTCCCTGCCCGGGAACGACGGTCGACGTCTTCAATCTCGCGACGACGTTCGTCCGCGCGGACGTCGATTCCTTCACCGGCCAATGGATTGTGATCGGCGGTCCGTCGACGGCGTCGGAAGGCTACACGGGCAAGGTCGGCGCAAGTTCGGTCGGAGGGTTATCGAGCAATCCCTACCCTGCTTACAGCCTGACCGGCGCCTCGAGCGAGTTCATCAATGTGCAAACGAGCGCTCAGGATAGCCGCGCGAATCTTCTGCCCGTGCTGCTGTGGGTCACCCGCGACGGCGGAACGACCGGGTTCACACTTCTGGGATCCTTTCCGACGTGCTTCGCTTCGAATGGCGTCGGCAACGGATTTTCGAATGCCAGCGAGTACACCATCGGTGCTGACACCTATAAAATGTTTCCCAATTTCGCCGTGCTGAAGGTCGTCTGATGGCGGACTTCGCTGGTTTCCTCGAGAGTCTGGGGCCCGGGCGGTTGAGCCCGAACGGGGAATCGAGCGACGTCACGGGGATGCTCGCGGTCACCGCGCTCTCCGCCAGCATCACGAATAAGGCGCTCGCCGCGACGCGCGGAACGCCTCAGCCGACAGTTTCCATCACCCACACGGCAAAGACGGGAACGAACGTCGACCTGTTCGGCGGCCGAATCTTCCATCGCATCCTGATGATTCCGCCCGTGAAGACTTTGGGCTTCGTTCTCACCGCGACGCAGTTCGCCGCGGAAGTGTGGAACACGTTCCTCGACACGGACCAGGTCCTCACGGCCATCGCCACGACCGGCACGGGAGGGACCGTCGTGGCGGATCCGTTCGGCGAACCGCTCATTTACGCCGCGCAGGATTCGCGAATCTACCAGGTCACCGTGCCTGGGTCGGGCGACGTGAACATCAATCAGCTCGTCGCGTGGACGTTCCTCTCCGGAGCGCCGGGCGGCTCGCTCACCATCACCGGCTCGCGCATCGCCCTTTTCTCGGTCGCTCCCGACTGGGACGAGGGAGTCGCCGAATCGATCGAATACCTCACTGACGTCCTGAAGGCGTATTCGGACAACGAGCAGCGGCGCGGGCTTCGCCAACTGCCCAGACGCGCTCTACGGTTCCGCGCAGCGGCTCTCACAGCCATTAACGCCGCCGGAATGGAGTCCTTGGTGTGGGGGTGGCAGAACCAGCCGTTCGGCGTTCCTTGGTGGCCTGACGCCTCGGCAATGACCTCTGACACGCCAGCCGGGTCGTTTGTCATCCCCTGCAACACCGTGGACCGCCAGTTCGCGCCCGGGGGGATGTGCTGCATCTGGCAGAACGAGTACCTGTTCGAGGCGCTGTCGGTCGTGAGCGTCTCCGCCGGCTCGGTCACCGTTTCTTCGCCTACCCAGCTCAACTGGTCCGCCTCTCCCGCGACGCTCGTCATGCCCGTGTTCCTCGGCCGCATCCCGGACTCGGTCGAGGTAAAGAGGTCGAGCAGCTTCATCGATCAAATCGACCTGCAATTCATCGGGGAGGCCATGCAGCAGGCGCCCGGGCCGACGATCTCCCCGACGCAGTACAAGAGCATCGACGTCCTCGAGATCTCGCCGAACTGGGACGCCGTGCTCAACCGGGTCTACAAGCGCTCCATGGTGACGATCGATCCGAAGGTCGGTCCGATCACCGTCGTGGATAAAGGCGGGAGCGCCATCGTCGGCCAGGAGTTCCCCTGGTTTCTGAACGGGCACTCGCAGGTGACCGCCTTCCGTGCGTTCGTCCTCCGGCGGTTCGGTCAGCTCAATTCGTTCTGGATCCCGACATGGGATCAGGACCTCGTCCTTTCGCAGGACGTCGGCGCATCTGACGCCGGCATCGTCATCAGCACGGAGTTTTACTCGCGGTTCTTTTTCCCGAATCCCGCGCGCCGTTTCATCGCCTTCATTCCGATGGATGGCACGAGCAACGTCTACAGGAAAATCACTTCCTCCGCGGACAACGGCAACGGGACGGAAAGCCTGGTCCTCGACACGCCGACCGGCAAAGCGTTTCCGGCCGCGACGACGATGATCTCTTTCCTCACGCTCGCGCGCCTCGGATCCGACCGCACTGAAATCGAGTGGATGAATTCCGATCTCGCGCAAGCAAATCTGCAGCTCGAGGAGCTGCCGAGGGAGCTGCCATCATGAGCTATGACGCACAGGAACAAGCCGGCTCAGGAGTCGAGCCCTATGAGCTGTACCTGTTTCAGGGCACGGGAATTTTCTTCGCGCTGACGAGCGCCGACGTCGCGATCACCTACCTCGGAAACAATTTCGTTCCCTCGACGATTTCGCGCAGCGAGTCCGAGCAGTCGAACGAGGTCGTTTCCGGGCAGATGAAAATCTACATCAACAAAGATCATCCTCTCGCGAGCCTGCTCCTACCGTATCTGCCTTCGTCGCCGATCGCCATCACGGTTTATGGCTCGCACTACGCGGACACCGAGACGGTCGTGCTTTTCACCGGGACCGTGGCGTCAGCGCGCTTCACCGACCAGTGCGAGCTGACCTGTAATTCCGATCAGTACTTGCTGCAGCGGAAAATTCCGCAGCAGCTCTACCAGGCGCCGTGCGCTCACGTTTTTGGAGACGTGGGATGCGGAATCGAGCTCATCGATCACACCTACGCGGGAACAATCGCAACGATCGATTCGACCGGCACGGTTTTGACGGTCACCGGGTTCGGTTCGCTTCCGGATTCGCTCACGGGCGGGTACCTCCGCCGCGGGAATGACGTCCGGATGATCGTCGCGAACACCGGGACGAGCGTCACGCTGCTCTCGCCCATCCCTGGCCTGCAGGTGGGGAACTCCGTCCTCGGCATCGCCGGCTGCCAGCTCACATTCGCGGCGTGCGAGGCTTACGACAATACGTTCAATTTTCTGGGGTTCGATCTCATTCCTGAGATCAACCCATTCGACGGGAGCGCCAGCATCGGCTAGGCGCTTGAGGGAGGTGAGTCTTCTTCTGGCTTTTGCTCTTACTTTTCGTCGCGACGACAGTCGTTGGCGCTTTGCTCTCCCCGCATCCCCAGGGGCCGCAGCCGAGCGCTCTCGGGGATTTCTCTATCCCGACGGCGGAGGAAGGGCGCGCCATCCCAGTCGTGTACGGGACGGTGAAAATCAAGGGAGGCAACACGGTTTGGTGGGGAGATCTGCTCGTCAAGCCGATCCGCCCATCGGCTCTAGCCGTGATCTTTTCGTTCGGAGAAGCGAAGGCCACGGGCTTTCAGTACTTCCTCGGCTGCCAGTTCGCGCTTTGCCACGGCGTCGTGGACGCGCTCCTGGCGATCGAGTCCGACGCGAAAGACATCACCTACTCGACGACGACGATCCTGAACGGCAACGGCTCGGAGAACTATCTGCAGCTCGCCGCCAACAGTCCGAATCTCTTCGGAGGGATCAAGGTCGCGGGCGGCGGAGGCGGGATCACAGGAACGATCGATTTCTACCGCGGGCAGCCGGGCCAGCAGCCGAACGATTACCTCAGCCGCGTGCAGGGCCGCGTGGTGCTGAACCAGTCGGGCATAGGCTACACCTATTCCGGAGTAGGGAACGGGACAATCACAGCCGAGTCCGGCGGTCCTTCGGCGCTGAACGAAACGATTCGCATCACCGCGACTTCCATCGACACGAACGTCTCGCACTCGACGTTTGGAAAAATGCAGTTCAACGTCGTGGGATCCGTCTCCGGCACGATTCTGGCGACGACCGCGAACACCGACGGCTCGCATCACTGCTTCGCGGACAACGCGTTCTCGGCGCCGCAAATCAACTTCACGATCGACACGGGGAGCACGGCGTTCTCGACGGGCGACCAGTTCGTCATCGTCACCCTGCACTCACACATCGCGCCGGCGTATCCGAAGCTCTGCTACGCGGTGTTCGAGCAGCTTTACCTGGGAACGTCGAACTACATCAAGCCGCTGGCCTTCATCGTGAGGCGCTGCCCGGATCCCTTTGGGCAGGGCGGCTCCGTCGCCAACATCAACGGCGACGCGAACCCAGCGCTCATGATCTACGACCTCTTGACCGATGTGGACTTCGGTCTGGGGATTCCGGCGGCGCGAATCGACACCACGAATTTTCCGGCAGTGGCCGTCGTACTTGCAGGCGAGGGACTCGGTCTCTCGATGCAGTTCGACACGCAGGCGAGCGCCGACAATCTCATCGGCGAAATCCTCCGGCACGTCGACGGCGTGCTGTACACCGATCCCGCGACCGGGCTGTGGACGATCAAGCTCGCGCGCGCCGACTATAATCCGGCGACGGTTCCGGTCCTCACGGTCGACAATGTTCTCGCGACGCCGGATTTTTCGAGGGGTTCCTGGAGCGAGACGACCAACTACATCAACATCAGGTTCTGCTCGAGGGAGAATAACTACAATTCGCGCATGGTCACGGCGTACGACCCGGCGAACATCGCCGTCACGAACGAGCGCCGGCCGCAGACCATCGACTTCATGGGAATTTCGCAGGAAGCGACCGCCTCACTCGTCGCGACGCGCGTCCTGAAAACCTTCACCTACCCGCTCTCGAAAATCAGACTCGTGGCGAGCCGCACTGCCTGGCAGTGGCGGCCGGGCGGCGTGTTCAAGTTCACCTGGACGCCGCTCGGAATCTCTAACCAGATCTTCCGAATCACGCGCATCGGCTACGGGGAACTCGCCAACGGGAAGATCACCATCGACGCGGTCGAGGATATTTTTGGGATCAACGAAACGGCGTTCGGCGCTCCGCCGGCTTCGGGATGGGCGAACCCGAACGTCGCTCCGGCGGTCCCGGACTACCAGCTGGCGATGGAAAGCCCGTACGCGTTCCAGCAGTCTCAGGACGAGCGCATCACAGTCGGCTGCGTCCGCGGCGATTCGATCAGCAAGGGCTTCGAGAAATTCGCGGACGAAGCGGGCGGAAGCGCTTACATCTCCTACGACTCGGTCGACGGGTTCATGCCGTCCGGTCTGACGACAGCCGATTACCCCGTCAACACGGCCGCGACCGATGCGACCGGCTTCGTTCTTTCGGCGACCGGCGCGCGGGATCTCGGAAATCTCACCAGCACGAACGCCGCCGGTCTCACGAACGGCTCGCAGCTCCTGATGTTTGCCGACACGGGCGAGATCTGCGCGTGGGAAACGGTGACGTTCAACACCGATGGGACGGTCTCGATCTCGAATGTCATGCGCGGACTTTTCGACACCGTTCCCGCGGACCATCCCCTCGGCACGCGCGTCGTGTTCTTCCAAACCGGCTACGACTTCCTGAAGTCGACCTCGATTCCCACGGCCGGCGCAACCGGGCCGACGGGTGCAACAGGCGCGACCGGAGCCACGGGCCCAACGGGTCCGACCGGATCCACGGGAGCGACTGGAGCAACCGGCGCAACGGGCGCAGCTGGAGCCACGGGTCCTGCTGGTCCGACGGGTCCTGCTGGTCCCACAGGCCCGACCGGAGCAACAGGAGCGACCGGCGCGGCCGGCGCCACAGGTCCCGCAGGGCCGACAGGTCCGACCGGCGCGACGGGGGCAACCGGCGCGACGGGTCCAACAGGTCCCCAAGGCCCTGCAGGAACTATCGCCTCGCGCGGGAACGTCACCATCACCACGGCGTCTCTCGCGAACAACGCGAACGAGCAGGGGTTCGTGACGATCGGCAAATCGTTCGCCATCGTCAAACTCACGGCTACCTGTGCATGCCGCGTGAGGCTCTATTCGACCGTCGCTCAGGCGAACGCGGACATTGGAAGGCCCGCGACTTCGAGCCCGGTCCTCGGCACGCCGCACGGCGTGATCATGGACTTCGTTCTGAATTCCTTCACCGGGCTCAGCTTCATCGCTTCGCCGGAGGTGTACGGTGCGAACGTGGAGACGTCCGTTTCGTCTTCGATTTCTTACACGGTGATGAACCTCAGCGGAGTCACGCAATCCGTCGGCGTGACGCTGACGGCGAAAATTGAGGAGGCTTAGAAAATGGCAACGCAGAGTCTTTCGACCATGGCACCGATCAGCGATACGCTCGCTCACTTTCAGGCGTGGGCCGAGCCGATCTCTTCGTTCATGGCGACCGCCGGATGGATCCAGACGAACGACACGGGACAGGTCGTGTGGACCGCGACGGTGCTGACGCTCACGCAGGCCACGGTCAGCGGCGGAAACGCGGTCTACAATTTTTCAAGCTACACGGGACCTGCTCCGCGCATCGGGATGTCCGTCACCGTGTCCGGCTTTACGAACGCAGGAAACAACCTCACTGCGACGATCACCGCTCTGACCGGAACGACCAGCGGAACCTTCACCGTCGTGAACGGCAGCGCGGTCAACGAGACGCATGCGGGATCAGCCACGACGACCGCTCAGGCTTCCGTTCCTTCGACTAGCAGTTACGTTTATGAAATCTGGACGAGCGCTGACGCCGCTTCCTCGACGAACCCCATTTACCTGAAGCTGGAGTATGGGCAGGGCTCGACCTCGAACAGCTTTTCCTTCGCTATCACCGCAGCGACGGGAACGGGCGGCGCGGGCACTCTGACAGGGAACGTGTCCACGAGGATTGTCCACACCGTGATTTCGAGCTCAGCGACGACCTTCCAGAGCGTGTTTTCAGGTTCGACCGGCCGGCTTACGATGATGTGTTTTTACACCGCCAGCACTACCGCCTGGGCCTTTTTTGTGGGGATCGAGAGGTCCCACGATTCCTCAGGCAACGACACGGACAACTATTTCACCGTGCTGGCCAATTTTTCCATTTCGGGGAACCGCAACGTCTCTCAGCAAACGGTTTTCAAGCCCGCAAACGGCGGCGTTCTGACGGCGGAGACCGAGTTCGTCTCCGCGCTCACCACGGTTTCGAGCGGCGTCGTGGGAACGACTGTCGCGATGGGGCCCTGCTTCCCGGTCGTGGGCAAGCTGGACAATCCGATCATGGCCTGCGCGTTCGCCAAGGGCGGCGACATCGTCGAGGCCGCCACGGTCTCGATTTCTTACTATGGAGGCAGCCACACCTACTACTGCACAAAGGCCAACCAAGCGTGGACGGGCCTTCCTCGGAATTCGGGAACCTCGAACGGTTTCCTCATGAGGTACGAGTAACCCGTGGCAACTCCGACACTTTACGATCCCTCGACAGAGATGACGCCGCCCTTGCCCGGCGTAATCTTCGATCCAGGAAGCACGAACATCGGCGTCGCCTGTTCGATCACTTCGCTGTGGGATACGACGATGCCGTTCAGCATCGGCTGCATCCTCGCCGGCGTCGTGAGTAACACCACGGGCCAGGGCCAGATTTATCCCACGGGGAGAAACTGATGTCGGTCAACATCAAGCTCGCGCCGTATTCGCTCACCGCCGAGGTGCCCATCGCGTCGCTCTCGCCGGTCTCTGTCACCTATGCCAGCCGCGCGCAGCTCCCTTATCCGCCTGGGAACGTGAGGGTCAACGGCGCGGCTTTTCCGTCGACGACGTCGGGCGACGCGGTCATCACCTGGAACCATCGGTATCGGCTCGGTCCGTTCATCGTGGCGCAGGACGCGGCCGACGTCGCTGGAGGTCCGGAAGGGAACTACACGCTCGTTATCGTGATCAACGGCGTGACGATTCGCACGGTCACCGGGATCACGGGAAAGACGTACACCTACACTCGCGCGCAAAGGCTCATCGATAACTCGAATGCCAGTCTTCCGACGTCGATCACGATCACTCCCGTCAACGGGAGCCTGGTCGGAACGCCGCGGACTCTGACGTTCGTCATGGGGCCGTAAGCCCGGGGGTGTCCAAGTGAACGGACGAAAAAAGGCGGAGGAGACGCCGGAAGGTCGCATCGCCGCAGTCGCCGAGTCGCTGCGGCGCGAGTTCGAGAAGGCGTACCGAGAGCGAGGGAACGACGGACCGACGGAGCCGGACTACGCGGATTTCAGGGAAGCGCTCCGTCCGTACATTCACCGGGAGATGGTTGTCTTCGCCATCAAGCGGGTGAGGAAAAGTTCGGCGAAGGCTCTCACCGACATCGTGAAAGAGCTGGCCGAGGAGCTGAGGCAGTGGGAAATCCAGATCAAGGATTGACCGCGTGAGCCAGGTAATCATGTGGGTCATCGGCGTCGTCTTCGGCGCCGGCGGCGCGCTCGCCGTGCTTCGCCGCATGGGTCGCGACCTGAACGGTGTCGGCGGCCGGCAGCGCAGGTTCGAGAAGAACCTGGTCCTCGTCCTGATGGTGATCACGGAGAAACGTGAGGACCGCATGTTCCTCGCGCAATTTTTGAAGGACCCTTAACCATGAATTTTCCGCTGAGTGTCGACACGATCTCCGCAATCCTTGGACCCTATGGTCCGATCGATTCCGTCCGCGCGAACTGGCCGCTAGTCGAAGCGGCGCTCGACGCCGCCGGAATCTATTCCGATCTGACGGCCGTCGGCGTGATCTCAACGATCGCGGTCGAGACCGGCTGCTTTTCGCCGATCAAGGAACGCGGCGGTCCGGCGTATCTGACCGACGTCTACGAAAACAGGAAAGACCTCGGCAACGATCAACCGGGCGACGGCGCGAAGTTCCGCGGGCGCGGGTTCGTCCAGATCACCGGCAGGTGGGACTACGACCATTTCGGAACCGAGACCGGGCACGACCTGGTAGGGAATCCGGATCTCGCGCTCGACCCGGCCATCGCCGCCGACATCCTCGCGCTGTTCTTCAAGGAGCGCCACATCCCCTATTTCGCGGACGCGAAAAATTGGGCGATGGTCCGCAAGCGCGTTGACGGCGGACTGAATGGCTGGCCACGTTTTTCGGACGCGGTGACGAAGCTGCTCGCCGCGCTGAATCTAAACCCGGCAGCGGCCGGGATTTCACAGGAGGCAAAGATATGACTCACTTGCTCATCATCGGTCTGGCAGCCGTCGGAGGAATCTGCGTCGGAGCTATTTTGCACGCCTACTTCGCGAAGGAAGCGGCTGCTTCGAAGACCGAGGTCCAGAGCTGGGCCGAAGAAATCAGGAAAGCGCTGGCCGCCGATGCCGCGTCGGTCAGAGGCAGGATGGAAACGCTCGTCGCAAAACTCGAAGCCAAACTATAGAGGCGCCCGATGTCCTGGCTTCGCGATGCAGCGCACAAGATCCTGCAGATCACCCACGGGAGGACGACGGCGTTCTTCATCGCGTTTTTCATTTCTGGAAACGTGCTCGCCTACCTGGACAAGCTCGGCACGACCTACGTGTATTTCATGGGAACGCTCGGCGGTCTCGTCCTCGGTCATTCCGTGAAGGAGGACCTTATCGAACTGAAAAACCGGGCGGCAGGTGGGCCGCCTCCCGAAAGGAGTCCGGATGCTGACCATTAGGCAGAAGTGGGAAATCGCGGGAGCGGCTCTCGCGATCGTCCTGTGCGGGATCCTCGGCGGGTCGTGGCTCGGCGCGCGCGAGGAAGGGATTCGCATGAAGGCGACCATCGACGCGCAGAACCAGGTGATAGCGACAGCCGCGAAGCAGGTCAAGGACATCCAGGACGCCGAGGCCGTCCGGGACAAGGTCACCGCGGCGAACGTCGCCGCTCTGCAGGCAGCCGCGGCGCATCAAACGACGCCTGCCGAAATAGCGGCATGGATTCCGAAGCAGCTCCCCACGCCGCAGCCGATCACGTTCACGATCCCCGCCGCAACGCCGGCAAACCCCACGCCGGCAGCCGTCGCGACCGTCCCGCAGGCCGATCTCCCCGCGCTCCGGGACCAGATCTCGCAATGCCAGGTCTGCGCCGTGAAGCTGTCGACCGCGGAGTCCGATCTCGCCGGGAAGGACGAGCAGCTCACGCTCAAAACAAACGAGCTGACGGCCATGACGAAGGAACGGGACGCGGCCGTCACCGCGTCCAAGGGCGGGGGATTCTGGTCACGCTTCAAACACGACCTGAAAGTCATCGCCATCACCGCCGGCGTCGTGGCGATCGCGGCTGTCGCCGTCGCGAAAAAGTAGGATTCCCACAGGCCGAGTCTTTTTGCACAAGGGCAAGGACGGAGTTCTATTGACACGTTGTGCGCACATGCATTACCGTGTCGGCCGTGGCAAGCCCCTCCAAGCGGTCCAACGGAAACGGCGCGGACGACCAGCGCGAAGACCGAATCTTCGTGCGGGTGAACGCGGCCGAGAAAAAGAAGTTCGAACGCCTCGCGCGCTTCCTGCACACCGACCTCAGTGAAATCGTCAGGCAGACTCTCCATCTGAAAGCCGACCAGTACCTGCTTCACGAGCGGCTCTCCAAACTCAAAAAGGCGGGGGGCTAACGAATGTTCCTCCGGTTCCTTCCTACCTGTTTCATCCCCGAGCAATCGCAACATAATATTCACAGGTGGGATACGTCCCGAAGTGGTAATCACGAAGTAACGGGCGGGACGCATCAGGCGGATTCCAAAAGGTTTCGGAGGGACTCCCGGAAGTCTTCGAGCCGCTGCGGTCCTGGTTTCTCCGGCTCCGCCAGGCGTTGCAATTCGGTTATCGTTTCTGACCTGGTTACCAGGGCCATCAGCTCCGGTCCATGCTTCAGGAACCATTCGACGAGGAGCGCCTCCGCGCGTTTCTCCGCCCAGCTATCCATCAATTCGATGAGTTCCTTCCGGCGGTTCGCTGCGTCTCCCAGCCGATCGATAACGACGTTTTCGAGCGCGACCTGCGAGCCGTACAGAAGGTACTCCAGGAAATCGGGCGTGTTCATCATCGCGTTCTCTCCTGTGCGAGCGCGGGTCCTCGCGACGCTCGGTGCGCGTTGCCGACAATGGCAAGTGAGAGGTGTATGAAGCAAGGGAATTAGCAAAGGTTACATAAAACATTTCGAGAAATGGCGAATTAGCAACGTAGTGGATGTGCGAAGTCTTGGTGTGATTTCCCGGCCAGGGAGAACCGATGCCGAAACGATCCGAAGACGACCGCTGGGACTCGCCGTTCGCGACCTTCGTCGATTCCTACGGCGTCGATCTGCTCGCCGCACGGCTGAACGTCACCCGCGACGCGATCTACAAGTGGGTCGCCGGCACGTCGAGTCTTCGCCTTGTCCGCGCTCGCAAGATCCAGCTGCTCGCCAAGCGCCGGCGCATCGCTCTTTCGCTCGATGAAATTTATCAGCATTTCCACGAGGCGCGAGGAAGTCGTCCCCCTCGCACCTCATCCCGTAAACCCGAACCAGCGCGCGCCTGACGGCGCGTTCCACATTGGCCAACCGACAGGAGAGGAGCGATCAGATGGAAGAAAGAGAAGACGTAAGTCTCAGCAACCTATGCGGCGGCGCGATCGAGGAGGTCTTCCAGAAAGAGTTTGCGGCCGTCCTCGCCAACATCGCCGACGTCAACACGAACCCCGAAGCGAAACGAAAAATCACCCTGGAATTCACCATCGCTCCGTTCGAGGACCGCTCCGGAGCGCAGGTCACATTTGCCTGCAAGTCGAAGACGGTTCCGGTCGAAGCGGTCAAGGGCACGGTGTTTCTGCAGCGTCGCGGGCTGGTCATGGTCGCGGTGCCGCACGATCCGAAGCAGCCGGGACTGTTCTCGCCGCAGGCGGGCACGAAACCGAGTTAGGCCACGGAGTTCAATCCTGAAGGGAAGAGGGAATCATGATCAAAGAAGCGATTGACCGCGTCCTCCAGCTCGCGGTTCCGAACCAGATCAAAATCGGCGACCTGCTTTACGCCGACAAAACGATGGAGCTCATCAGGCCGCCGGCGCCGGGCACGGTCGATGTCTTCACGCTGCAGGGAATCGTCGATCTCTACACGCAGCAGCTCGACGACATGCAGAAAAGCGGCGACGTCCTGTTCCACGTCACGAGTTCCACGAGCGTCGAAGTAATCTCGCGCGCGTCGGACGAATACGGGCGGCGGCGCTGCTGGGCCCGGGCGATCTATCCGAAGCTCATCAAGACGTTCCCGTTCGGGTCGTGGCTCGATACCGAGTCGTTCATCATCGGCTGCCAGGCCGGTTTCCAGCGGACGAAAATCGAGAATGAGGACGGGACTTTCGCTCTCGACCTCGACTACGTCCTCAAGGTCGCGTCCGCGATCACGGCGGAGGCAATCGAAACGTCGGACGACGACGGGATCTCGCAGAAGGTCGCGACTCGCCGTGGCGTGGTGCTGAAGGAACAGACGAACCTGAAGCCGCGGGTCAATCTCGCTCCCTACCGCACGTTCGCCGAAATCGACCAGCAGCTCTCGCAGTTCGTCTTCCGGGCCAGAATTGGAAATGACTCCGTCAATCTCGCTCTGTTCGAGGCCGACGGCGGTCGCTGGCATCTCTCGGCCATCGCCGAGATCGCGGAATGGCTGACGCAAAAAAGCGGCGGAAAGGTTCCGGTCATCAGCTAGTGGCCATCCGGGGCATTTTCGAGCGTCCGCCGCGCAGCAGAACTTGGTGGATTTCCTACTGCGACGTCGAAGGCAAACGCCACAGGGAGAAAATCGGCCGCCGTTCTGCTGCGCTCGATGCGCTCGCGCGCCGCCGGATGGAAGTGAAGGACGGAAGGTTCATCCCGCCAAAAAAGGGAGCGCGCCTCACATTTCGCGAGCTGGCCATGGCCGCGATGGTTCGCAAGAAACTGAGGCTCGCTCCCCTCTCCTACCGTTCCGACGGCGAACGGCTCGACGTGCTGCTACGTCTCATCGGCAACGTACCGGCCGACCGGCTCACGCCGGCGCGCATCGAGGAAACCCTCGCTGCGCTCATCGTCCAGCGCGGCATCAAAAAGGCCACGGCGAACCGTTACCACGCGCTCGGCAGCAGCGTGTACAAATTCGCGGTCGACGCCGGAAAGCTGCAGTTCAATCCATTCTCCAAGGTCCGGCGGTTCCCGGAAAAAGCCTCGCGCCTGCGTTTTTTGAGCAAGGACGAAGAGTTCGCGCTTCGGAAGGCGATCGCGGATCCCGACGACCAGTCGATCACAAGGGAAGTCTGTCAGGCCCACATCGCCGAGTTCGACCTCGCGCTCAATTCCGGGATGCGTCGCGGCGAGCAATTTTTCGCCAAGTGGAGCGACGTCGACTACGAGCGGCGACTGCTCTCCGTCGTGGGCAAGACGGGACCGCGGCACATTCGCCTGAACAAGGCCGCGCTGAACGCGCTGAAGGATCTCGACCGTCTCAAGGAACGGAAGGAATCCCCGAAATATATCTGCCCAGACGCGTCGGATGAAATCCAGCGCGATTCCCGCACGTGGCTGAACGACGCGCTGAAGAAAGCCAAGGTCTCTAATTTCCGCTGGCACGATCTCCGTCACACGTTCGCTTCGCGCTCCATCGCCGCCGGCGTCAGCATCGCTGCGCTGCAGGAGCTACTCGGCCACAAAACGATTCAGATGACCATGCGCTATGCGCACCTCGCGCCGAGTCATCTGCAGGACGCCGTCGAAAAAATGAACGAGGAGGTCCCGGCGTGATTTTGAAGCCCGACTCATCGACCAGTCCCGAATACGTGGAACTCGAGTCCGGTTTGATCGTTCCGGAATGGGTCGCCGAAGAAAAGTTTGCTGCGCGCCGGCCGCGGGCGGTCGACCTGTTTTGCGGTTGCGGAGGGATGTCGCTCGGAATGATTCAGGGAGGCTTCGAAGTAGTCGCCGCGGCCGAGATCGATTTGCTGTCGACCGTCACGTACATGCACAACCTCGGCAGCTATCCATGCGAGTTCCACTTCGTCGAGCCGGCCGACGGCGAGCGCCTGGAAAAATATCTCAAGAAGGAAATGCTGCGCGGAGACGGAATCCACGAGTGCTTCGTCTCCGGCGGAAACCGCCAGGCGCTCGGCGACTTTCCGGGAGTCGGCCATTTTTTTCTCGGCGACGTTCGAAAGCTGAAGGGGAGCGACGTCCTCCGCGCGATCGGGCTGAAGCGAGGCGAGCTAGATTGCGTTTGCGGCGGTCCGCCGTGCCAGGGGTTCACGTTCGCGGGAAAGCGCCAGATCCACGATCCGCGGAATTCGCTTGTGTTTGAGTTCGCGCGCCTGGTCGTGGAGATGCTCCCGAAGACCATCGTGTTTGAGAACGTGCCGGGCATTCTCCACATGGTCACTCCGGAGGGCATCCCCGTCATGGATCTGTTCTGCAGGATCCTGCAGGACGGCGGATTCGCCGGCGTCGACGCGTTGAAGCAAACGATCGAATCTCAGCGCGGAGCCGTAGGTATGCTTCGCGTGAAAATGCCGCGCAAAAAGAAAGCGGAGAAGCCCGGGCCGAAGAAAGAGCCGCGCTCGACGCAGAGGAGGCTGTTCGCGTGAAATCTCCGCTCCGCTGGTTCATCGAGCGTCTCACCTGGTCGAAGTGCTGCCAATGCGGGCAGCGCTCGCGCCTGGAAACGATTTGCTGCGAACGATGCGGTCACAGGTTTTGCGCGGTCTGCCGCGGCGAGCAGACGGGAAGAGGCTACGCATGAAATTCCGGCTTGAACTGACAGGCTCGCAGCTGATGGCGCTGCGCACGGTCCTCGTCGAAGCGATCCGTCTCCCGGGCGGAATCACGGCGCACGTGGATTGCTCGCAGGATCCGCCGGTTGAAACGAAGCCCGAGGACCTCTTGACGCTGACGATGAATGCGCGCGCCGTGAAAGAGAGCTCCGATGCCTGAAAAACTCCTGCTGAAGATCCCCGTGATCGCCGAGGCGCTGACCTGGATGACGGTCCTCGGCTCGATTCAGCTCGCGCTCCGTCACCCCGAGAATCAAGGCCCGTCGGCCAAGATTGCCCGGCAGTTCGCTCGGCAGCTCGCCGACAAACTGCTCGAGGAGGGCATCCTTTCCACCGAGGAAATCGCGCTCATGCTCCGCGACGAAATGCGCTCGGCGAACCGGAGGACTCCGTGAAGCGCTTAACCGCACCTCAACTGAAGATTCTCTACGCGCTTCGCGGCACGGGGCTGTACGTCGGCAAAGACGCGCTCTATCGCGGAAGGATCATCGAACAGTTCCCGCTCCGGACGCGCCTCCACCTTCGCAAACGCGGGCTGATCGAGTACTCAGCCGCTGGGCAGTGGCACCTGACGGAAGCCGGCAGGGATTTCGTTTACAGGCGGAAAAACCCAGGCGCCATCAAAGGAGCGACTCCATGACGCGCGGTCTGATCCACATCGGGTGCGTGAAGATGACGCCGCCGTCGACGAGGGAATCGCCGTGGCTGTTCGTGACGCTCCACGACGCGCGGGAGTTTTCACTGATCTCTGGTCGCGAGTTGTGGGCAGTCATCAGGTTCGATCCGAGCCTGTATCACGTCTGGCCAGGCGGCCGGGCCGAGGTCTACCCGGCGGAGGTCCGCGAAAAATGGGCGGCGCGCCGGCCGAAAAACCTTGGCACCAGCAGTGGCACTAGCCGTGAGAGCGATTTTTCGCGGCCTGCATCTAGTGAGAAGCGCAAGGGTTAGGACCTAGCGGGAAAGTCTGACAGGACTATGGGTCCTGTGAATTTGGAGGCGAAATGAGCGAAAACGAGGGGCGCAGGAAGGACGGCTACGGCGGCGAGGTTCCGTGGGCGAACCCGATCCCGGACGAAGGTTCAGACGCTCCCCTGGTGTCACCAAACGCCGGGAAAGTGGCACCTGGCGAGGGCGGCGATTGGTGTCTCCTTTGTGGGCGAAACGTCGGCACTCCGCACGAACACGGTCCTCTCGGCCTAACGCCGGATCCGCGACTTAAGGCTCAGGCGCCGGCTGAAGTGGAGCCTGAGACCTGGCCGGAGATCCCCGCGGATTTCGTGAACCCGCTCGTTTTTCGTGACGCCAATCTCGGCATCGTGCTGGTCTCCGGTCCTCAGGGCGACCAGACGATCTGGCGAAAGCATGGCTCAATGATCTCCGGCTTCCATTGGTGCCTCGCCCGCAAGGTCGACGAGCGCGACGGGTTTCGAATGGTGGACGCGCTGAACCGGCCGACGTATCCCGTTCCCATTCCGGGTACGATCGCACCCAAATTGGGTGCGGAGCCTCTCCCTGGAGGCTCGCTCCGGCCGAAGCACGAATCTCCGGAGCCTCAAACCAAGGAAGAAAATCGGAAGTCTTGGAAAGCCGGCGACCGCGTTTGCTTCGCCCACCAGCCGCTCGGTCCGGCTCACACCGTGACGCGCCTCGTCCCGAACACGGAGATGCTCGAGCTGGACGACCTGACCGGCGCGTTCGCGAGAACAATTTTTGTTCCGGCGCCGGCGGAGCCCGTCACGCTTCCGCCGATCGAGGTCGAGCCGAAAAAAAACCGCGCTAAGCAGGAGCTGACCAGAATCGAACTCGAGCGGTTCGTGGCGACTCTCGATACCCCCCTTCAGGATGCTTTCACCATCGTCTACGGAGCCGTGCTTTCGATCGAGGACACTCTGACGAACGACTTCCAGGTCGCCTCAGGAATGTTTGAGGCGGTCCGAAAAGTCGCCAGGAATCAGGGGCTCTGTTCGACTCCGGATCCCGAGGCTCACCCCATCTCCGCCGGGGAAATCGAACGGCTGCGCGCCGAGGTAGCTCGTCTCACCGCGCTCATCAACACGCCGGAGATCGTCGACTTCGTGAAAGCCGTCCAGATCGAGGCGGTTCATCAGCGCGAGCGCTGGCCGGCTGACCAGGACGCGCAAAAATCCCGCGAGGAATGGTTCTGGACGCTCGGCTACCTGGCCGGCAAAGCGCTCGCCGCGCAGCGTCACGGCGATCCCGAAAAATTCGCGCATCACCTGATTTCCAGCGCGGCGCTGCTCTGCAATTGGCACGCGCACGCGGTCAAAAAGTGAGGAGGCGGAGATGGAGATCCAAGGTTTGACTCAGGACGGGATGGCTCTTTTCCAGGCCATGCGGAAACACCCGAACACAGCGTTCGAGCCTATGGGCGAAGCCAGCGCGTTCCGCGAACTGTTCGAAAGGGGAATCATCGTGAGTCATCCCACGGCGAAAGACTGCTACACGCTTTCCGAAGCCGCCCGCGGCATAGTTTCGATCGACATCGATTCCGGCGCACGGTTCAGCGTTAAGAAAACTCCGACCGGGCCGGAGCTGAAATTCGGCGATTGCATCGTTCGAGAGTGGCTAGGAACCAACTACAACGCTCAGGCTGAGGCTTTCTGCGCGCGTCTGAATCTGTTGCTCGACGGCAAGGAGTGAGGAGGCGGAAATGGCGAACTTAATCGAAGCGATCCAGTCCGAGTGCAATCGCGTGCGTGGGGCGATCCCGCACTACGAAGAGCTCGGTCCTGTCGGAGCGTTCGGAGCTGCAGCTCTGCGCGCCGCGGTCAAAGAGGGCGAGGACTCTATCGCGTCGGGTGACGTCACGCGAATGGTCTCCGCGCTTCAGGGGCTTCGCGATTGCAGCGAGTGAGGAGGCGGAGATGGGCGACATCGAACTCGATTATCCCGGCTTTTTCAGCAGCCGTGATCTGTCGCAAAAGGCGGGGGCATCGGACGGGACGAACGCGGAGAGGGTCTGCGAAGACTGCGGAGAGCCGACTCCGACGCGCCGGTTTCGCTGTCGCGATTGCGGGAAGCTCGTTTGCGCCTGGTGCTCCGGGCACGTTCATCGGACTCGAAACGACTGAGGAGGCGGAGATGGAAAAGCAATGTCCGACGTGCGGTCACAGGCTGCTCGGAACATTTCAGGTGGAGGACCTCGCGAAAGGCGCGTACTCCGCGTACGGGCTTTCGACGAACAACAAAAATTTCCGCGGCGAGGAAATGCCGACCTGGGAAGCGCTTCCTCTGCCGATCCAGACGGCCTGGAAAGCGGCTGCAAAGTCTGTTTTCGACGTGATCACCTGAGGAGGAGTTTATGAATCACCAGGTTCAGATGTGGGTTTTTCCGCTGGTCGCTCTCATCGTCGGCCTGCTCGTCTTCGGAACCTCTAAAGACAAGTGGGCGACGATCGGCGGCTACGTTTTTCTGTGCGGGTTTTTCATCGTGCTGTGGCTCGTATCGTTCGGGCCAGCGGTAATTCGATAGGAGGCGGCGATGCTGGAGCGCTGCGATTTCAGGTTCGGCAAGGACGGTCCGTTTTGCCAGAAGTCGAAAAACCACGAAGGCTCTCACACCTGGTCGAGCGCCGTCGCTCTCAGAGAAAAAAGCATCGTCCCTCGTCCATCGGCGGAGGCGGACGATGCGCTGGGCACGCCGTTTTTGTGGCGCGACGAACACCACGACTGAGGAGGGTGAAATGAAGATGGAACGCTTCCGCGAAATTGTCGGCAACCTGATTTTTTGGCTGATGCTTCTAGCGATGCTCAT